GCGCCCGGAATGTTTGGAGCCTCGATGCGCGGGGCCTTGATCGGAGCGGACCAGATCGCCTCGATGCGTGCGCGCAGCTCGCGCATCGCGTCCTCGGTCACGAGTGCCTCGACGGTCGTCGTGGAAGCGAGCGCGGCGAGCGACTGGCCGATCTTCGAGAAGGTGTCCGCCCATTCCTGCGCGCCCGTGGGAGCGACGCTCATCGTCTCGGCGAGCTGCTGGTACTCGTTCCCCGCCGCGCGCAGCCGCTCCAGCTCGTCCTCGTTCGCGAGCCCGGGGAGCAGGAAGTCGGAGAGCGGAATCACGCCCGCGAGGGCGCCGCGCAGCAGCTCCAGCGCCTCGCGCGTCTCCCGGATCGCGATGAGCCCGGCCCCCATGACGGCCAGGCCCTTGAGGCCGAAGAGCGCGGCGGCGACGAGGCCGAACTCCTGGACGGGACGCGGGAGCCGGCTCCACTCGGCGATCAGGCCCGCGAGCGCGCGCACGAGCGACTCGGTGATCGCAACGACGTCCTGGGTAACGTCCGTCGCGATCTTGACGTTGAACGGGTCGCGAATCGAGGTGCGCAGCCGCTCGACGCCTCGGATCACCGAGTCAAAGACGCCTGCGTCCGCGAGATCGTTCTTGAGGTCGAAGAAATCGGTTGCAAGCCGGGCGAGCGCGGCGCGGCCACTGTTCACGGCATCGGGTAGACCCTCGGCGACCGACTCCTTGAGGACGCGCGCGAAGGCGGGCAGGAAGTCCTCGGTGAGAACCTTCCCCTCCTCGACGACCTTACGGAACTGCTGCGGGTCGATCTCCTTTCCGATGAACTGAGACCACGCCTGGGCGGCCTTTTGCACGGCGCCCGGCAGGTGGTCGCGGAGCTGGACGTTCAGCTCCTCCATGCGGATCGTCGGGCCCGACGCCATCTGTGAGAGCGCGCGGAAGACGAAGTCGGCGCGTTCCTGCGAGAGCCCCAGGACGGTGATCGCCTCGGAGACGTCGGAGAAGACCTGCGCAGTCTTCGCGCCCTCGATCGTGGTTCCGCGCGTGGAGGCGGCAAGCTGGACGTAGCCTCGCGCGAGCGTGAGGAACGACTGGCCGAGCCGGTCTCCCTCTTCGCGGAGAAACGCCTCGGCATCGGCGGCGTCCTGCGCCGAGCCTGTGGCCGCCTTGAGTTGCGCTTGGAGCGATTGCAGCTCGATCTTCGCGTTGACGATCTCGCGCACGCCGAGGCCCGCGCCGACGCCCGCGAAGACGCCCTGAAAGCTCACGAGTCGGCGCTGCGCGGCGCCGATCTGGTCGCCGATCCCCTTGAAGGTGCGTTCGATGAAGCCACCCGCGCGCTGGCCGGTCGAACCGATCCGCGAGGCGGCTTCGGCCCACTTGCGCGTCGAAGCGTCGATCCCGCGGGCGAATCCCTGCGACTCGAAGGCGAGCGAGGCGACGATGCGGTTGACTTCGACTTCCGCCATCGCTCACCCTCCCGTGACCTTCCCGCCCCAGCCGGCGGCGACCAGCATCTCGGCGACGGCCGCCGACTCCTCGGCCGTGAGCACCTTCTCGCGCTTCGGCTTCTTCCGATCGCCCGCGAAATCGGCCATGAACTGCACCGGCTCGAACGGCTGGCGCTGCTTCTTCGGGTTCCGGTGCACGTTCGCGATCGTCGACGCCACGATCCCCGCTCGGAGATCCGCACGTTCCTCGCCCCAGGGCTCCAGCCGGTAGTACGCGACCCACTCCGCCAGCTCTCGCGACGTGAGCTTGCGCAGCAGGTGGCGCGGCGTCGCTACGCCGAGCTGGAGGCAGAGGCGGAGGAGGAATCGGCGGACGGGATCGCGGCGGAGGGTTTTACGGCCTCCTCCACGCCCTCCGGTCCGACGCGCGAGAACTTCGTGCATGCCTCGAAGAGCCGGTGGATCGCGCGCTCGCTCTTCCGACCGAGGAGGCGCAGCTCGTCGTCGGTGAACAGGCGCTTGCCCTGCGCGTCGCAGAGCGAGAGCGCCACGAGCCTGACCTTCATCTCCGAGAGGTCCAGCTCGGTCTCGACCTGGCCGGTCTGGGGGTTGCGCTTCACCTTCGAGATCGACTTCTGGTACGCAGATGCTTCGTCGGCGGAGAGCGATCGGATCCGCGCGAGCACGGGCTCCGCCTGGCCGCGCGGCGTCCACTCGGGAACGGGCTCGTAGGTGTACTCGAAGTCGTCGAACTGGAGGATCTCGTCTCGGGTGAGGGTGATGGCCACCGGCCCGTTGTCGGTCATGTGCGGTCTCCTGAGTTGGCGGCCCTCACGGGCCGATGCGGTCGAGGTTCGTGCTGTGGAAGTTGGCGGCGACCGAGATGCGTGGGGAGGCCGAGAGGGTCGGCTCCACGCGATGCCGCCAGGTGGCAGGGAAGATCAAGAGGAGGCCGGGCTCAGGGCGGATCGTCGATCGAGGAGCGCCGTCCGGGAGTCCCTCGAAGACGAGCCCCCCCGAGCCGTCAGGGGAAGAGGCGTAGTACACGGCCGACCAGTCCGCAAGGTGGTGGTCGTGGGAGCCCGTCGCCTGCCCGTTCTCCGCGACGTTTGCCCAGCCGACCGCCGCGGCCCACGGCCGCTCGAGGTCCCACGACTCGGCCGCGCGCGCGCAGATCCACGCGAAGAGCGCGTCCGTCTCGGCCGCGCCCCAGCGGTGGAGATCCATCGGCGACGACCAGGAGGTCGATCCGACGATATTGCAGTGGGGGAAGCGGCGACGCTCTTCGAGCACGCGAGCAGCCACGCGTTCGTTGAGCGCCGCCGCCTCATCCCAGCGATGGAGGTGGAGCGTCACCCGACTCCTAGCTGGTCGGGTAGGTGATGTCGCCGCTCACCTTGACGGCGCAGTCGAGCGCGAGCACCGCGTCGAAGCTCGCGTCCAGCTCGGCGCGGCGAGCGAGCCCACCGAAGGCCCACTGCTTCGAGGGCGTCGTCGGGAACACGATCTGGTAGTTGTAGTTGGCCCGGCTCTTGTACTGCTTGAGGAACCCGTCGGAGCTGGTGCCCGGCGTGCCGGCGCGGTCGTTGTGGGCGAGCAGCACCGGATCGTAGAACAGCGTGAACGTGATCTCGCCGCCGTCCCGCAGGCCGTTGATGAACTCACGGAAGGCGTTGACCGAGTCGTGGTTCGTGGTCTCGAGAAGGTCGTTCTCCGCGCCCGGGATCGTCATGCTCGAGATCTGCGGGATCGTGAAGAACATCTCGGGCGAACCCTTGTCGCCCACCTGGAGAAGCGTGCCCTGAGCGAAGACGAAACCCATGTGGCTCTACCTCCAAAAAACAGAGATGACGTGAAGGAAGCCGCGCGCGCCCTCAGCGCGCGAGCCGGCGGTGGATCGAGAGCACGTCCTTCGTGCCCCAGAGGTTGTCCAGCTCGAGATCGTCGCCCTCGGGCTCGAACTCCTGGGCGAGCATCCGAGCGAAGATCACGGCCCCCTGGTAGCCCACGCGCTGCGGCGCGCCCTCGTACCAGAAGAGAAGACGACCAGGAGCCATCGCGAGCGCCGCGCCGAACGGTAGGTCGGGTCCGTAGGAAGGCGACGCCACGAGCACGTCGCGCTCTGGCCATCCTTCGACCGAGCGCGTGGCGCCGAGCCGGGCTACGTGGGTGAAGGTGCCAGGCCGAGGCGCGTCGTCCGTCGCCACGAAATCTCCGGGATGATCGGGGTCGCGCACGAGCGCGCGCGCCCGCAGGATCGCCGTCCAGATCCCGAGGCCGGCGCCGATCTCGACGAGGTGCTGGGTGCGCCCATCGCCTGCCCGGTCTCGGGGCGCGTGCTCCTCGATCGCCTCGATCGCTTCGAGGCATGGCATCGAGTAGGCCACCTGCGTGCGCCAGGCGGTCCACGCGGCCATCGCCTGAGCCGCGGGCACGAGCACGGCCAGCTCCGTGGACGGCGGCACGTCGCCCGTGCGAGCCCACTCCTGCGCCATCGCGAGGAGCCCGGCCTCCCGGAGACCCTCCTCGCTCTCGGAGAGCATCTCGAGGAACCGCTTCTCGTTCATGGCACCCTCTGGATTCGGAGGTTGAAGGCGAAGACCGGCCGGCGGTGCTCGTCGCGCTCGAGCAGGAACGGCGCCGTCGTCGGCCGCGCCAGGAGCCAGCGCTTGCCGGTGAGGTCCTCGTTCGAGATCCCGGCGACGTCGTAGTAGATCTGCTCGGCGGCGAGCCGCGCGGCGCCCACCTGGTCGGAGGCGTCGCGCGTCCAGACGGCGACCGTGGCCTGGTCCCATGCTACGCCGTCCAGGTCGAGCGCTCCCGCGGGCTCTCGCCCCGGCGACGGGATCAACGCCACCACCCGGTCCGGCCCTTCGGGCAGGAGCGCGAGGAAGAGCGAGCCGCCCGCGCGGGAGAGCCCGAGTCCTCCGATCGCCTCGATGCGCGCCGCCAGCTCCTCGAGCACGGGCACGGACTCACCCCCGCGTGCGTGCGATGCGCGTCGAGAGGACACGGCCCATCGCGGCCCGGATCCTCGGGAGCGCCTCGTTGAACGGCTGCTCCAGGAACTTCGCCTGGCCCACCGTGTGGCGGTAGTCGAGCCGCTCGTGCTGCACGACGGCGTAGGGAGCCGCCGGCCCGCCGAAGCCGAAGCTGACCTCGACGCTCGCGCCCGTGAGCAGGGGAGGCTCCACCAGCCCCGAGGAGCGCAGCGCGCCCGTGTCGACGGGCGTCCGCTTCTTCGCCTCCGTCATGACCAGCTCGGCCTCGGTGTAGAGCGCCTTCGCGGCCGCGCGCACGAGCGGCGCGGCCTGAGCGAGACGCGCGAGCCGGCGCTCGAACTCGCGGGCGCCCTTCATGTGCACCCGCACCCGACCGGCCACGGCTACGGGACCTGGATCACGTCGATCGTGAGGTCCGTGGCCGGCGCCGCGCCCGAGTAGGTGACGGCCACGTCGCCGTTCGAGTCGTTGAAGATCCCCTCGTCGAAGGGTCCGATGTCGCGGACCTGGCCCACGCCGGCCGACACCGAGACGGCCACGTCGGCAATCGCGATGCCCTTGATCGTGCCAGCGGTCGCGAAGGTCACGGTGTACGCATTCGCACCGCTCGAGTTGCGGATGCGGCAGTACTGCTTGCCGGTGTTCTTGAACTTGTCGCCTCCGGCCGCGACGGCTACGGGAGTGACCGCGACGCCCTGGTTCGTGACGAGTACCGGGGTGATCTGCGCCATGCGTCAGTCTCCTCATCCTCGGAAGTAGATCGTGACGACGTGGGTCCCCTCGTCGTCGGGAAAGTCGTCGAGCGCGAGGATCTCCGGCTGCCTGCCGTCGGGCAGCGTGACGCGGTCGCGCTCGCCGACGACGACGGAGCCCGGCGCCACGTAGGCACGGCTGCTCGAGATCGCCAGCTCCCCAGCCGAGGTGAGCACCTGCTTTCGACCGCGCACGACGCGCGCCGGGAGATCGGCACTCGGACCGAACGTCGGCTTGCCCCACTCGTCCTGAGCGGCGAACGGAGCCACGGAGACGATCTCCGTCAGGAGGTCGGCCACGTCGTCGACGATGGACACCGGCTCACTCCTCGGTCAGATCATCCCAGGCTTCGAGTGCCTCGCCCGGCTCGTAGCCGAGGCGGCGCAGGTATTCGCCGTGGCTCTTCCTCCTGCGGCGATCGTACTCGTCGGCTTGCTCGAACTTCTCGCGCTCTTCCGGCCCGAGCGATCGGCAGAGCACGAAGTGCTTGACGTGCCCGCCGCGCGTGGGGATCTCCCGAGTCACGCCCATAGCGTCCGGTCCCCTGCGATGAGCACCGCGACCTCGTTCGGGAGCGCGCCACTGGCGCGCGTCTCCGGCTCCTCGCGGTACCGCACCTCCAGGTCTCCCACCTTCCGGCTCGACACGCCCGGCCGCCGGTGCGAGTAGAACCCGGCGACGAGGAGCTTCGCGGCGAGCTTGAAGCGCTCGGGCACCGAGGCGGTGTCGGCGACGAGCCCCGCCGAATAGGTGATCGTGTAGAACGAGCGTTGCCCCTGCGCTCCTCGCGCGAGCGGCCAGCTCTGCGTCAGGAGGAGCATCCCCTTTTGCAGCTCGATCTCGTAGTCGGTGCTCGGGATCGACGTGCCGGAGGGATCGAGGATCGAGGTCACCGAGACGATCGGCCGGCTGCGCAGGAAGAAGTACGGGGACGCCTGGCCGCCCGCGTCCGAGGGCCACCCGCTCGGCCAGCCAGCGCGGTTCCAGCGGTGGGGCGCCTCGTACTTCTCGGCGACCGTGCGCTGGACCACGAGCGTCCCCTGGAGCCACTTCTCGATCGACTCCGTCGCAGCGGTGACGAGCGCCGCGACCAGCGCGTCGTCGGCGGGCGAGGGCGGAGGGGGCTTGAGGAACGCCCGCGCCTCGGCGGCCGTGATGAGGTCGGTCGCCGCCATCGGCTACGGCTGCCGGCGCTCGCCGGCGCGCTCATGGAGTGCTGCGAGTAGCTCGTTTTTCATGTTGACGATCTGCTCCGTGTTCCTTTCCGTGGCTCCGATGATCCCGTCGAACTTCCCCAGGTACTCGGCCGCGAGCTTCTTTGCCACTGCGTCCCTGTCCAGCTCGTTCTCCCACGCGAGGACGCGCTCCTTCGTTTCCTCACGCTGCTCGTAGACATGAAGGCCGATGAGGGCGAGAGTCGCCACGAGGAGCACCGTCGTCGTCTTCTCCCATCGGTTCATCCTCACGGTCTCTCCTTTCGGATCTCGGCGAGCAGCTCGGCGCGCGCACGTTCGATCGCCGTCTCCATCTTCGCGCTCTGGATCTTCAGAGTCTCGACGTTCGCCGCGGCGGTCTCCATCCGCGCGTTGGTTAGCTCGCGCTCCGCGAGGAGCATTTCCTTCACCTTCGTCTCGGACGGCTTCTGAATGGCGAGGAAGATCGCCGGCACGAGCCCGCCGAGCAACCCAGCGAGCAACGTCGCCGAGAACTTCCAGAAGCCGTTTCCGTTGTCGCGCACGTCCACCTCCGCGTCGTCATGCGTGCCGCCGGAACCTGGAGCCGGGCGCGTCCTCACCCGGGCGCGCGTGCGCGTGGCGGTAGATGTGGCCCTTACACGCTGCCTCGGCGTGGTCCTTGTTCGAGTAGATCTCGCTCGACCAGACCATCGGGCAGCCGGGGCACGAGAAGGTGAACTCCTCCTCGGGTCCGTCGGCCACCGCGTCGACGTCGGTCTCCGCGGGAGCCAGCTCTTCGTGCTCGACGGCCACCGCCTCGGCCTCGACCTGCGGCTGCGGCTCGACCTCCTGCGGCCGAGTGGCGAGAGCGTCGGAAGGGCCGGCTGCGGGCCGTGACCCCTCCCAAGGTCCCGATTCGACCACCGAATCCCCCCGACGCTTCGCCATGCTCGATCCCCCCGAATGAAATGCGCGCGCTACGCGCGATTGAGGTGCCGCACGTTGGTGAGCCACCAGACCCCGGACAGGAAGATCCCCGTGGTGCCCGCCCCCGTCTCGGTCACGACCGCGCGAACGTACCGCTTCGAGCCGCGGTAGCCCACCCGGTAGACCTTGTTCTCGTCGCCCGCGGCGTCGAGCGTCGGGATCGTGTCGCCGAGCAGGTCGGCGGCCGGCACCGCGACGGCGCCGGTCATGTCGGAGGCGTCCGAGTGCTCGAACGTCACCGTGTACGCGCCGTCCGTCCAGTCGCCCGTCGCGAGCAGGAAGACGGGGCTCTCGTGCCCGGCCAGGTCGACGGTCTGCCCGTTGCCCGTCGCCGCGTACGCAGCCGGGCGCAGTCCTTCGAACACGCGGCCGTCGGCGACCGCGTCGATCTCGTGAGCCATTCGATGATTCCTCCGCGCCGTTCATCGCGGCGCGTCCGTTGCGGAAAAGAAAGGACGGGTCCGGCGAACCACTCGCCGGACCCGTCACTCGATCAGCTCTCAGCTCTGGACGCCGATGCGGAACGCCTCCTTGCGGGTGAGCTGCCCGCCGAGGCGCGCGTGCGGGAGCACGCCGATGTTCGGCGCGAAGCGTTCGACCAGGCGGTTGATCCGCATGTCGCTCCGCTCCGCGATCACGTAGTGCGAGAACTCCCCCAGCAGAATGATCTTCGCGGCTCCCGTCGGGTTCGGCAGGAACTCCGAGAAGAAGACCTGGCGACCGAAGAGGGTGTTGGGCGGAGCGTTGGGCGGGAAGATGAGCATCCCGCCCGAGCCCGTGTTGAGCTTCACGATCGCCGCGAACACCATGCTGCTCATCATCCAGACGGCTCGCGTCCGGTACTGCGCGCGCAGCGTGTAGTAGAGGTCCACGAGCCCGTCGTATGTCAGCGGGTTTCCGATGTTCACCGTCGCCACGCCGGCGTTGAGGATGCCCTCCGGCTTTCCCACGCCGTCGCCGTTGAGGAAGGCCCAGTCCTCGTCGAGCGCCTTCGTCTCGGCGAAGAGCTGCGCGAGCACGGTCTCGAGCGGGAACACCGAGTCGTCCAGCAGCTCGCGGCTCAGCTCCACCGCGTTGGGCTGCCAGATGTGCACGGGGATCCGCTCCTGGCCGAACGTCGGCTGGTCCTGCTGCGGCGGGACGGTGCCTCCCGTGACGTAGCCCTGCGGCTTCCAGTTGGCGTTGCCGCCCGTCGCCTGCTCGTCGGCGTTCGTGAGCCCGCTCGAGTAGGGGTCCGTCCCCGACTTGATGGTCGGGAACACGACGATCTGCCGGCCCGTCGGCACGATCCGCGCGCCGGCCGACCGCACGGCCGCGAAGCCCGGGAGAGCGCGGAGCAGCTCCGCCCGGAAGTCCTCGGGGATCGTGAAGCCGCCCAGCTCGTCGTTCGTGCCGAGGAGCGCGTTCATCTCGTCGGGGCCGTAGCCCTTGAGCATCTCCGCACACTCGACCATGGGGTTGATGTGCGCGGGCGCCCGCAGATAGCGGTTGAACGCGCGGCCGTGCGACTCCTTCTGGGGATCGCCCGAGGGACCCTTCCGCCGGATCCCGTGCTTCGCGTCGTCCTGGGCGTTCTTGTCGTCGGCGAGCTTGGTCTCGATCTCGATCATGGTCTCGATCTGATCGAGCACGCGCTTCTGCTTCTCGAAGTCCGCGTAGCAGTTGTCGAACTTGGTCTCGACCTCGGGCTTCTTCGTCTCCTCGGCGGCGTGCAGCTCGTCGCGGATCGAGGTCAGAACGGCGAACTGCGCGGCGAGCTTCTCCATCGCCTGCGCGCGCTCGGTGGCGAGTGCCATCTCGTTTCTCCTTCCCTACCTGCGGCCGCCGATGGCTCGAGCTGCGCGCCCGAGCCGGTCGTCGACGGCCTCGTGATTGCCCGGCGCAGGCGAGGGAACGTCCCTTGCCTCCGCCGGCAGCTCCGAACCCAGAAGCGCGACGGCCGCGCGCTGGAGTGCTTCGATGCGCTGGCCCGCGTGGAGCGCGGCCGTCGGCCCGCCCTTCGCCAGCTCGCGCGCCTCGCGCGCGGCGGCCTGGAGGCCGGCGGTGACGAACTCCACGGGCAGCGTGGCGCCCGAGAGGAGCCCGGCGCCGTGGCCGCGCTGGAGGAGCCACTCACGCGCCCAGCGCGTGCGCTCTGCGCTCCGGCCCTCGCGCTGGAGCGACGCCCAGCCCTCGTCGGCGCTGCGCTGCTCCGGCGTCCGCCGCCAGGGCGGGGTCCGGCCGAGCGCCTCGTAGTAGCGGTCGAGCGTGTGGAGGACGCCGAGCGAGTGCCCCACGCCCGAGGCTGCGGCCTCGAAGACCGCAGCGGGGATCGCGCGCAGCTCGCCCTCGATCACGTCCGCGAACTGCCCGCCGTAGCTCGTGAGCTTCTCCGGCGCAGCCGCATCCACGCAGAGGAAGGCCGATTCGTACTTCGTCCAGTCGAGGTCGCCGTCTGCTTTCTCCGCCCAGGCGCGCACGCGCTGGCGAGCTTCCTTCGCCGACCAGAGGTGCTCGTCGGCGGCCAGGGCGAGGAGCGCAGGCGCGACCGGCGCCTCGGGCACCTGCTTCGCAGGGTCGGCCTGGCGCGCGCCGCCCTTGTTCGACTCCGTGATCCGAGCACGAGGGTTCGCGCCCCAGGTCACGAGCGAGACCTCGTAGAGCTTCGCCTTCTCGAGCAGACGGACGTCCTCGCCGTTCATCTTCGTCAGCGAGGTGCGGATCGCGTCGAAGCCGATCGACAGGCGGTCGACGACGCGGTCGCGCACGAGGTTTCGAGCGTCGCGCCCGCGCGCCGTGTCGGACATGACGGCCTCGATCTCGATCCCGTTTCCAGAGCGCCGGAGTGACGTAGGCTTGCCGAGCGGCTCGTCGGGGTTGTGCTGCCAGAGGACCCGAATTTCGTCCTTGTCGGCGACGAGCGACTCGTCGAACGCCTCGGGCTGGATCAGCGTCCGCAGCGGCCAGGTATCGACGAGCACCCCGAAGACCGTCGCCATCCCGCGAAACTTCCACCGCGCCTCGTCTTCGTCCTCCTCGAGCTGGTGAACCTGGAGCCACACGTCGGCCTTTTCGCGCGGGTGTCCGCCGCCGTAGAGCGCGATCTCCGGCGCCTCGCCCTCGCCCTCCCCGTCGTCGGCTGCGATCCCGTAGATGCCCTTCGGGAAGTTCTCCGTGAGCAAGCTGTGGCTCTGCGCCTTCACGCGCTCTGGAGTGAAGAACAAGAAACGGTGCGCGCCGTCGGACATGCGCTCGTAGCCGGCTACTTCCGGGAGCTTCGCGTTCTGGATCCAACCGGCAGCCGCGGGCAGAGCCCAGCCGCCGCCGTTGGGGCTCTCGGCGTTCGAGAAGACGAGGGCGTGGATCCGTCGCATCGTGGCGTCACTCCTTGGCCTGGACTTCGGGGATGAGCGCGCGCTGCTCCTGCGGCAGCGCCTCGAGCGTTTTCCGCGATACGGTGGGCGGCGACACGGGCAGCGGGGCGGGTTCGTTGGCAAGGGCGGCGTCCGTCGCGAGATCGCCGAGGCTGAGGCAGTGTTCGGAGAGCTGGACGTTGCGCAGCTCGAGCCGCTCGAGGTCGGCCTCGTACTTCGCGGCCATGAACTCGAGCACGGCGCGGAGGTCGAGGCTCTCCGTCTTCTTCGCCTCGAGCTGACGCTTCTTCTTGTCGAGCTTCTCCGCAGCGCGCAGCGCATCGGCTTCGAGCTGGTCGATCGAGTCGCCGACCTCGGCGCGGACCTCCTCCTCGACGTCGGCGCGCCCCTGTACGCGCTCGAGCTGGCCGCCGCCGAGACCAGCAGCAAGAGCGACGAACGCGAACGCGAGAGCCTTGCCGAGCACGGAGTCGAGCCACTGTCGGAGCGTGTCGCCCACCAAACCAGCCTCCTACTCCCGGCCCTGGCCCGAATCGACCCAGCTCAGGTAGAGCGTCGTCCCGAGCGAGTTCGTCCCCGCCTCGTACTTCTCGCGCAGGGCCACGCGCTTCGCCTTGCCCGCTTCGAGGCCCGTGCCCTCGCCCACCGAGTAGCCGCCGAGGGCGAGCGCGATGGGGACGGCAACGGCACCCACGATCTTGGCAAGCTTGGCGGCGCGGTCGAGGTCCATCAGTAGGTCCGCACCGCTCGACCACCACTGCCGCCCGTCACCGTGCCGAGCGACTCGGGCTCGAGCCCGGAGAGCGAGAGCGACCAGTAGGGGCGCGTGATGCCGGCCCGTTCGCTGGCACCGCAGCCGTAGCCGGGGAGGCCCTTCGAGACCGTGGCGCGCTCACGGAACAGATCCCGAAGACCCAGCGCCTTCGAGCGCATGAAGGTGGGAAGCGGCGTCACGGTGCCGTTGCCGAAGTCGGTGTTGAGCGTCGAGCCGATGTCCGCGACATTGCGGAAAAGCGCGAGGC